GGGTATAAATGGAGGTTTCGCACCTGCCGGCGAGGACAGTTATGATCTCTTTAAATATAAAGGTGGTTGTTATTGTCGCCACGCCTGGAAAGAAGTTCTTTATAGAAGAAAAAAAGGTGCTGAAGTATCTGCTGATTTAAAAAATTACAGAAGGACAGGTTCTATTCCAAAAAGATATCAAAGAAACCCTTGGGGAAGTAAAGAGGCAAAAACTGCAACGTTTAATTTGCCTAACCATGGATCATTAAAATATACATACTAATGGCAACAGCATTATTTATAACGACCAAAGACATCAAGCGATACTCAGTTTTATCTGGGAACGTTGATCCTGATAAATTTATTTACATGGTTGAAATCGCTATGGACACGCAAATACAAAATTATACAGGAACAGTTTTATATGAAAAAATTCAAGACCTAATTGTTTCTGGTGATATAAATTTACCTGCGAACGACAAATACAAAACACTTTTAGAAACATATTTAAAGCCAATGACAATCTATTGGTCGCTGACAACTTATATGCCGTTTGCTGCTTATACTATTGCTAACGGTGGTGTATTTAAACACACTTCTGAATCAGCGGTAACGGTAGAAAAAAATGAAGTAGATTATTTGCAGGAAAAATACAGAGACATTGCACAATATTATACTAATAACTTTATAGATTTTATGTCTTACAACCAAAGTACATATCCAGAGTATAATCAAAACTCTGAAGATGATACTTACCCAGACACTACATCTGATTTTGGAGGTTGGGTTTTATGAGTTATAGAATAAAAAAAATAAATATTGTTCGTTTAGAGCAATTCTTAAAAAAAAAATATGAAGTGGTATTCAACAACAAGCTGGGGAATAAAAATAAAATACAAAAACAATAAATAATGTTTGGAAATATATATTATACAACATGGTTTGGTCAACCTCAATCTGAAGGTTATGGAAGTAATTATTATAATAATGGCCAAGAAATAATAAATGGAGATTTTTTAAACTCAGCTAATCCATCTTTTGGTTGGAATGTTGGTCCTGGTTGGGTAATACAACTAAACAATGCTAATGTAAATAATAATGGTACGACTCAATGTACTCAACTTTTAGGAGAAGTAGAAATCAATGAAACTTATGAGATTGCTGGAACAGTTTTTAATTATACTCAGGGAACTCTTCAACCTCAATTTGGTGGTCAAGTAATTGGTCAAGTTATTTCTGATGGGGATTTCAAATTGACTGTTACCTCATCCGCTAATAACCCAACATTATATTTATACGCGATTGCAAACCCACAATATTCAGTTAGAAATTTAACACTTAGGAAAATAGTTTCATGATAGAAATAATAAACAAAATACAAAAAGATAAATTATTACATTACTTAGCTGGTTCTGTAATATCGTTCCCGTTAATTATATTTTTTGGCTTTATCGGTTTTTTAGTAAGCGCTTTAATTTTTGCAGCTAAAGAAGTAGTAATAGATTATGTATATAAAGCAGGCACGATGGACTATAAAGATTTCTTATGGTCACTTGCGCCAGCGTTAAAATTTTTAATATTTTATTATGTATAACAAAACAAACCCTATTGTTGCTTATGTGCCAGGCGGTTATAAACCTAACTTTATTCCAGTTGTTATTGGCAGGGAACAAGATCATTTTGATTTTGACCGTAATACAACAGCGTTAAGAAGACAAAAAGACGGGTTATTAGTAGAAATGCCAATAGATGTACCTAGGTTAAATTACCAGTACAAAAACAATTGCCCTTATTTATTGCTAGAACCGCAAGCAACAAATCTACTACCTTACTCTGAACAATTTAATCAAAGTTCTTGGACAAAAACAGGTTTGTCAATAACGACTACAGAAATTATTGCTCCGGATGGAAACAAAACAGGCAATAAATTAAAAGTAAGTAGTTCTGGAAAAAGATATGCAGCAGATAATGTAACCCTAGTGAACAATGAAAAAGCACAAATTTCGTGTTTCGCGAAAGCTGGTTTGTCTGGTTGGTTTGCATTAGAATGTGTTGACGCGTTTGGACCTACAACAGATGAAGCTATAGGAACGTTTGACTTAGTAAACGGAAAAGTTGGAACTGCTGCTTTAAGTCAAGGAGTAACTCCAGAATTATCAATAGAGCCTTATAACAATGGCTGGTATAGATGTATCATGACTTTTACCGCTACGTCATCAGGTGCTTGGAACGCTAGAATAATAGCGTCTGCACAAAGCGAAACTGACCTCAGTGGCGGCACTCAAGACTTCGTTTACGCATGGGGCGCGCAAGCAGAAGTATCACAGGAATGCACTTCGTATATCCCTACAGGTGCAACAATAACCACGAGAGTAAGTGATAAAGCATTAAACGGGCTAAGCTATACGACATTGCCTTCAGCGGAAGCCGGTCTATACTTAGAATTTGAACATACGGCAGATCCTATTAGCGGCTTTAGAACAATTACTTTGCATAATGGAAGTAATGATTTTGTAAAAATACAACAAAGCGGAAGCGCTGGAAATTTAAATGTTATAATTAAAGTTAAAGGTACTACAGAGGTCAGTACATTTTTTGATATTTTAGTTGGACAAAGAAACAAACTAGCCGTAACATGGGGTATAAACCGAGAATGCAGAATATTTTTAAATGGTGAACAAATCCAATTAATAAAACCTATAAATACATTTTTACCAGGTGAATTACGACTCTTCAATTTTGCAACTGAATCACAGACTTTAAATTATTATGGTAAAATATATGATATGAGGTTATATGATTTATTTGCATTTAATATGGCTAGCGATGATATTAACACTTTTTTTGAAACATTAACTAATTAAATTATGCCATTACCGACGCCAAAGAAAGGAGAAAAACAAACTGATTTTATGACAAGATGTGTAAATTCAGATGTAATAAAAAAAGAATTTAAAACTAAACAGCAACAAATAGCTGTTTGCTATAAACAATTTCAAAAATGATAAAAGTAGGTAAATACGAATTTGCTACAAAACAAAAATTTGAAGATGCTTTAGTAGATGTTAGCAATAAGCATAACGTTGTAGTGTTAGGCAATATAGACTTAGGAACTAAATTAAGTGATAAGTTTCACGTGGATGTTTTATGGGCTTTTGATGATGAGGACGAATCCCACCCAGAATCTTTTGCTGATAAAATAGTAAATTTAGAGAATGATGGGGTTCACGCCTTTTTAGGTGTTGATTATTTAACTCATAAAATATGAACAAAATTAGCGAACAAACAGAAATAACTTTAGATTTCAAAACTATAACAACAATAGTTGGTTTTGCAATAGCTTTAGCAAGTATGTATTTTGCATTAAAATCAGATATAGCAACAGCGATGGAAAAACCTGAGCCGGTAATTAGCAGGCAGGAATATGATTTGAAAGATAATGCAATAAGGGCTGAGATACAAACAAATAGAGAATTAATTGAAAAGAATTTTGAAAAACTAGAAACTATAGAGAATAGACTCTATGAAATAAGAAAGAAATGAAATTTATACTGACCATATTATTATTTTTAATACCCTTAAATTTAGATTATAATCAAAATAAAATAAAGGTTTTTCAAATAAATAGTAAATGGAACAGGCAAAATAGTTTAGACCTTTCTAACCTAAGAAATTGTGAGGTTGATTTTGGTTGGTATGAAGATCAGCCAGAAGAATTTACTTCAGTATTTAAAAAAGTTCCTGTGATTATAATATTCAGTAATAAAAAACCAGTATATAAATGGGAGGCTGATATATCATTTAAGTTAAATTTAGCTATAGATGAAGTACAAGCTAAAGTAAATAATTTAAAGTAAATATGGAAATTTTAGAACACTTATTAGGAACATGTGGGGAACACCACATAAATTTAAAAACAATTGTATTTTTAATAATATTAATTAAAATTTGTTATGACAAAAAACTTTTCAAAAAAAGAGTTTGATTCTAATTGTGGCGCTGAAATGCCTGAAGAGGTATTTTTAAACGTTGTTAAATTAGCAAACCAATTGCAATATTTAAGAGGTTTTTTAGGTAAACCAATTAAAATTAATAGTGGTTACAGAAGCCCTGAACATAATTCTAAAATTGGAGGTGTTAAACACTCCCAGCATTTATTGGGTAAAGCGGCTGACATATCTGTAAAAGGTGTTAAGCCAGAATTTATTTATCATTTTATAGATGAAGCTATAAGTAAAGGTGAAATGCTACAAGGCGGCCTAGGTTTGTATGAAACTTTTGTACATTACGATATAAGAGGAACTAAAGCTAGATGGAATGGGTAAAATTAAAAAATTTAAAGATACTAAAGTTGGCAATTTCTTAATTGGCCAAAAAGGTTTATTAAATGCTTTAGCAAATAATCTAGCTGATTCTGGTGTTTTAGGCGTTGTAAAGGA